CGGGTTCCACGTTGTGCTCGCCAACGGCATCGCCCCCGACGAGTGCTTCGCCATCCACAAGACGGCGTTCGTGCTTTCGAGCCGTGCGCCCTTCGTGCCCGACGGTGCCAGTTGGGGCGCGACGCAGTCCAACGGCGGCTTCGCAATCCGCGTCATCAAGGATTACGACCCGCTGTACGTGCGTGACCGCTGCATCGGCAGCTCGTGGATTGGCAGCGACGTCGTGCGCGATGAGGGCACCCTCGACAAGAACGGTAAGTTCGTGCCCAAGGGCGGCACGGGTTTCGCCCCCGAGGTCGTCGCCGGGACTCCTGTCCCGATTGAGGCCGATGACGGCGCCCCGATCCTCGTCCGTGCCGTGAAGCTCACGCTCGGCGACTAACCACAACCAAACAGCGCCGAGGTCGTGGGCTTTCTCAGTCACGGCCTCAGCGCGCTCCCGAGCCTTTCCAGTTCCGCGTCCACCCACGTCGCCCTGACCCGCCAGCGACCACCCTGCCGGACGGCCGGCACCTTGCCCGCCGCGATCCAGCGCGTCATCGTCGACTTGTTCACGCCGAGGCGGCGGGCGGCTTCGGCGGCGGTGATCGTTTGGGGTCCGGTCACAGTGCATCCATCTCAGTCCAGCGGGACGGGGCGAAGTCGGAAGTGAAGACCGAGAAGGCCATCAGAATTTTGACCCGACGCAGATAACGAAGGCCACGATTGCGAGCACGACAATAGTCAAGACCCACTCTGCCCAGCCGTAGGGCCAGGGGAAGATGTCACGTAGCTTCACTCGTATCGCTCCCCTCAGCCCAGCGCGTCGGCTCAAAGTGGCAGGAGTCGGAGCACTTTACCATCGGCCAGTTGTCCTCGTCGGCCCAGTCGCCGTCAACGCCATTCCATCGGCTTCCGCACTCATGGCCGTCCCAACTAATGCGCGGTGGGGAGTCGTGACGCAGGGTGCAGTTCCCGCACACCCTCAGCCGCTCAATCTCGTCCCGGTCGTGCCTCGCACCCCTCTCGAAGTCCGCGTTCTCCGCCTCCAGCTCGGCGATAGCGGCGTCGGCGCGGTGCATCTCCTGCAGCGTCATCGTGCCTTTGTGAATCTCGTACTCGTCATATGCGCTCATCGCGTGTACCCGGACTCGGCGTCGAGCTTGGCCCAGAGGTCGCGCAGGCGGGCAGACTCGGCGTCGGGGATGCTGCGGTACTCGGCGACCTTGTCGTTTTCGTCGAGTAGGTCAGCGTAGAGGGCGATGGTCGCGCGGGCGGACGAGTATGCGTCCCTCTGCGCCTGCGAGCGGTGACTCGAGCGAATCTTGACAAGGGTTTCGATGGTCCTGCGGGCGGTCTCAACTTCGGCTTCGATCTGCTTCGGGTTCGTCGTGCAGTACATGGTGCCCTCCCTGGCGGGGTTGCTTACTGACGTAAGCATACCCCGCAGCGCAACCATTGCAACCCTTTAGGCGTGGACTTCACGCAATCTTAATAATCGGCCCAGGAAAGGCGGGCGGTGCCCATGGCCTTCGTGTCCTTCGATGACTTCCAGACCCGCTACGAGAACACCATCCCGGCCGCCGACGAAGAGCGGGTCGGCGCCCTCCTTGACGACGCCTGCTCCCTGGCCGCGGACATCACGGGGACCACATACGCAGTCGGCGACGCGGTGCCGGGAGTCATCACGGCGACGGTCTGCACGGCGGTGCTACGGGCCTACGACAACCCGAGCGGCCTTGCCGGCGAGACCATCGGCGACTACTCGTGGCGCGGTGCCTCTGTCGCTGGGGCAGGCGCCTACTTCGGGTCCGGCCTCTACTTCACCCCGGCCGAGGAACGCATCATGCGCCGGGCCGCCGGCAAGCTCAGCGTCGGCACCCTGGAGCTTCAAGGCATGCTGCCGGCCGTCGACGATGCGCAATTCGTCACCGACGCCGGAAGCAGCGAGCCGATTCTGTACTTCGCCCACGAAGATTTGCTGTGAGGACGCTCCCCCGCAGCCTGCGCCGAGACCCGATAACGGTCGAAGCCTACTCCGGTGAGGGCGGAGACGGTTCCCTATACGAAGACCCGCTCACCGTGCTCGGCAAGGTCTCCTACCAGCGCCAGTTGGTACGCGACGCAGCGGGCGCCGAGACCGTCTCCGAGGTCACCGCATACGTCCACCCCGACGACGCGGCGCCGTTCGTGACCGGGGCGCGAGTCGTGATTGACGGCAGCGTCACTTACGTCATCACGGCCGGCCCTCAGGGGCGCCCCGGCGAGGCTGTCCAGGTGAAGGTCACATGCAAATAACTCAGGAGGATTGACCGATGCCCTGGTACAAGCTGCCGCACGCCGACATGGTGATGCACTTCGACCACGAGATGGACCTGGAGCCCGCGGACGATCCGATAGGCACAGTGGACGTGACGGCGGTCGATAGCAACCCCAGCTTCGTCCCGGCCCCCGCGGAGGAGGCTGAGGCCACGTGAGCCTGTCCAGCATTGTTGTCCGCGCCGACCACACCGCCGCGGTCAAGGCGAAGATGCACGCAGCCGCCGCTGCGGCGCTCAAGGAGGCGGCTGACGAACTGCTGCAGGTCGCTAGCGAGACGGTACCCGTGGCCCCTGTCGGCGGCGGATTCCTCCGCGACTCCGGCAAGGTGGAAGTCGACGAGGCTGGACCGAGCGCCCAGGTCGGCTACACCACGGGACCGGCGCGTGGTGACGGCCGCGCCCGCGGTGGCAGCCTCGCCGTCATAGTGCATGAGGACACGACAACTCGCGCTGGTGGTCCGTTACAGCACAGCCCCGGCCGCGCCAAGTGGCTCGAACTGGCCGCCAAAGAGAACGCCCAGCGACTCGGCGTCACCATCGGCATGAGCATCAAGGGGAAGATGCGATGATTTCGCGCGCCCTCGCCAAGTACCTGACCGACGCCGGGCTCGTCACCTACACCACGGCCACCGGCGGAGACTGCTTCCCCGAGCGCCTGCCGGACACGCCGGACGCCGCCGTGATGATTCTCAGTACGGGCGGCAACCCGACGCCGGCCGCGGCCACGTGGGGCTACAACGAGCCCACGGTGCAACTCATGGTACGCGGCGCGCCGAACGACTACGCGACGCCGCAGGCGCGCGCCGTGGCCCTGTACGGCGAGCTGCAGGGTCTGCGCCACGTGACCCTCGCCGCAGGCGGCGACGACGAGGTCTTCGTCATCGTCTGTGAGTCGCTCCAGACGGCCCCCGTGAACATCGGCACCGATTTGAAAGGCCGCTACCGCTACACGCTGAACTTCGCCCTGCACGTCAGGGCACTCACCGCCCACCGAGACTAGAGGAGCAGACATGCCCGGCACGCCCGACAAAGTTCTGAGCAGAGACTTCAAGATCGCAGTCAACACCGGCACGGAAGAAGTGCCCGTCTACACGCCCATCGGCGGCCTCGACGAAGACGGCATCAGTCAAAACACGTCCAGCCGCAAGACCGACTACATGGACGCCGACGACAACGGCACCGCCAAGCCGGTCGTCATCGGCCACGGCTACACGTTCGGCCTGAAGGGCGCCCGCATGGAGTCCGTCGTCGACGGCACCCGCGACCCCGGACAGGCGGCCGTCGAAGCGATGCAGGACCTGAGTGGACTCGCAGCCATGCTGATGTACCAGATCACCAGCCCGGCCGCCACGACCCCCGAGGTCATCACATTCAGCGCCACCGCCGAGGTCAACGCGATGGCCGGCGGCGACAAGAGCGGCTGGACCGCTTCGCTGGAGTGCTTCGGCTCACCCGTGAGGTCATAGGGTGCCCGGCAAGTACATCGACGCTGAAAAGGCACTCGCCGAACTGGACCGCACCCCGGTCGTGCTGCGGGGCTTCCAGGGGCAGGACTGGGAGCTCTTCGCATCCATGCCGGCCAAGCCCGTTTTCAGCCTCATGCTGCTCGAAGCGGCGGGCCGCTCTCAGGACAACCTCAATCGTGCCGAGATGCTCCGCATGATGGGCGAGATGGTGCCGGCCGACACATTCACGGCGTGGCTTGATGGCGGCGTGACGATTGACGAGGCCATCGTCCTGCTCAACCGCGTCATCGCCGCTTACAACGGCGAGGACGACGCGAGCGAAGAGGGGGAAGCGCCGGCCCCAAAGAAGGGGCCTACGCCTTCCTCGAAAACTGGGTCGCGCTAGAAGCGGATTTCACTCGTGAATATAGATTGGACCTGCTTCATGAACTGGACGCCGGCATGACCTGGCGGCGCTTTCAGACGCTACTCGCCGGGCTGTCCGCCGACTCGGTGTACGGCTACGCCGTGCGCGGGGCGGCCGGTCCCAAACCGCTGACGGCCGCCGACGCGCCGTCGTACTTCGCAAGCTTCCCGAAGGCAGGTGAGTGATGCCACTCCAGGTCGCGGACCTGTCCGCCAAGCTCGGCCTCGACACAAGCGTCTTTGACCGCGGCATCGCCGGCATCCCCGGCAAGTTCGGCCCCGTTGGCATAGCCGCGCTCGGAGCCGTCGGCGCCGTCGCCGGCATCGGTATCGCCGCCGTCAAGATGGGCGAGGAGTTCGACGCCGCCTACGATAGCATCCGCATCGGTACAGGGGCCACGGGCGCGAGGCTCCAGGGGCTCAATGCTAGCTTCAGGGATGTGGTCACCGACGTGCCCGCGTCCTTCGGCGACGCCAGCGCAGCGATCACCGGACTCAATCAGCGCCTCGGCGTGACCGGCCCCTCGCTGATTAAGCTCTCCGACCAATTCCTCAACCTCTCCAGGATCACCGGCACCGACGTGGCCGACAATGTGCGCCTCGGCACGCGCCTCTTCGGTGACTGGTCTGTCAAGACCAAAGACCAGGCCGCGACCATGGACCAGCTCTTCCGCGCCACGCAGAAGTCCGGCATTGGCCTCAGCGACCTAATGGCTACCGTTGTCCAGTTCGGCGCCCCTCTCAGGAACATGGGCTTCAGCTTCAGCGATTCGGTGGCCATGCTCGCCAAGTGGGAGAAGGAAGGCGTCAACACCTCGACCGTGCTCACCGGCATGAAGTTTGCCCTGAAGACCTTCGCCGCGGCCGGACTGGAACCGCAGGCGGCGCTCGCCGGGATCACCGCGAAGATCCACGACGCGACCAACGCCCAGACGGCGATGACCCTGGGAATGAAGACATTCGGTCTGCGCGCCGGCCCCGACATGGTGGCCGCCATCCGCGAGGGCCGCTTCCAGTACCAGGACTTTGCGAAGGTCATCGCCAACGGCAAGGACACGATCAACACGGCGGCCAAAGACACCGAGGACATGGCCGAGTCGTGGACGATATTCGCCAACACCCTCAAGGTCAAAGCCGAGCCCGCGCTGTCGGGCATCTTCCAGGGCCTCACCAACCTGATGCAGCACCCCTTCAGCAGGATCACCGACCTGTTCGACGCCAGCGCCGACGAGAAGTCCATAACGCGGCTGGAGGGTTCCCTGAAGCACCTGCGGGCGGAGGCCGCCCTGCGCATGGCCCTAGGCGACTTCACCGGGGCCGCGAAGATACAGGCCGGCATCAACCTGATAGAAGGCAAGCTCGGCATTCTGCGCGACCACTTCATCACTCCCATGGCCGTGGGCCACGTCAAGAACCAGATCTGGATCGACGGTATCAACCAGGGCGTCACCCGGGAGCAATACTTCCGGGACATCATGTTGCATCCCGTGGCCGTGGGCCACGTCCAGAACGCCCTCTGGCTCAGCGGCATCAACCAGGGGCTCACCCGCGCACAATACTTCAAGGACTTCGTAAAAAACCCCATGGTCGCCGGGCACCTCAACGTGACCCCATGGACGGACCCGATCGCCAAGGCGATGAAGGCGTACAACGCCTGGAAGTCCGTCGCCCAGCAGGGCTTCAGCACCGGCCGGCTCAACGTCGTGCCGCCAGCATCAGGCTACGGCGGTGGCGGCGGCCCTGCCGCATTCGGACAACGCGCGGATATCGTTCAGGCCGCGGAGTCTCGCGTCGGCGACCCCTACGTCTGGGGCGGCTCTTCTCCGGGCGGCTTCGACTGTTCCGGGCTCATGTACTGGGCCTATCAGCACTCCGGCGACCACGACTTCCCCCGCATCCCCACATACGGCGGCCGGCAGATCAGCCGCGGCAACATCCAGCCCGCCGACATCATGTTCTACTATCCCGGCTCCGTGCAGAACGGCGTCCGCGTCCCCTTCGGGCATTTTAAGATGTACGCCGGCAACAACCAGACCGTCGAGTCGACATCCGGCGGCGTGCAGGTACGGCCCGCGGACTGGGCCGGCGTGGCGCAGATTCGCAGCTACTTGGCACGCGGCGGGATCACGACCGGCCCCTCAATCGTCGGCGAGGCCGGACCCGAGGCCGTCATCCCGCTCACCAATGCCCGCCGCGGCGCGGCCGTGATGCGCGAGGCGGGACTGCTGCCGGGCGGCGAGGGCGCGACGGTCATCCACGAGCACTACTACATCCAGCTCCCCGGCGGCAGCGCCATAGTCGGCAACGCCGAAGACGTGGGCCGCCAGATAGCCCCAGCCGTGGGCC